TAAAGGTGTTCTGTTTCGTGTATGTATGTAGTTTTACTGTCTGTCATATTGTGATAAATTTATTTGTAAATAGTTTCTTAAATCTGAATTTTCTTTTATTCTGAACTTGATAGTAATATCAGTTATATTTTTATCCTTGTCCGTTCGGGATTCGATTGTTCCTTTAACCTTATCCCATAATGCTTGATTCACTTTCATTTTATTAAAGTTAAATCTAATTCTTTAGCTACATAATTAATATGCTTCTGTGTAGTCATAGACCAATAACCTAATTGGTATAATTTGCTTCCGTCAATTCTTGCTACTATTGTTGAATAACTCCAAACGTTATTTCCTTGAATTGATAAATTTTGCTTGTACTGTGATAATTTTTTCATCTGTTCTGTTTTTAATTTTTAAATAATTTATTTTCCCTAACCCATATTCTTTGCCCTAAATAAGGTGGGTAAGAATAAATACAATACTGTTTTTTAACCCAACCTTTATCTGTTTCAAAACTCATACTTGTAATACCTTGAATTTCTACTTTTAATGTTTTTATATCTTCTAATTCTTCGCACCAATCCATATTAAAGTCTATTATTATTATAAATTGTTTTTGCATCCTCCATACCTTTTAAATGCTGCTTAGTAGCTAAATCATAAAGTATTTCATTTAATACTATGAATTGTTCTGTTGTTAAATCTAAATTAAGATTTCTTACATTATCAAAAGCTATTGATAAATTTGAATGTTTTGTTTCCATCTGTTCTGTTTTTTATGGGAGGTTTTACCCTCCCGTTGTTATTTATTGTATTGGTGGATAAACTTCGTCTTTTCTCATTTTAATGTAATAACTATCGTAAACCATTTGCTCTTTATCATCGGGAGATACACCCCCATTAATAAAATAACCTTTACCAAATATTTCTTCTACTTGGTAATTGTGTAAGTTTTTATCATAATCTACGACTATACAAAATTGTGGTTTACCATTATACATATTTAAGGATATACCATTTCTGTGAATTTTTTTATCATTAATGTTTTTATTGTAAACCCAAACGTGGTCTACTTTTGCGTTTAAACTTCTTTGAAATTGCTCTTGTGTTAATTTTATTGCTTTCATTTTGTTCTGTTTTTATAATTAAACTTAAACAAATATAAACAAATTATTTAATTAACAAAAAAATTTAATAAGTTTTTTTAAGAAATATTAATATTTATTATACTAGCATCGTTTTCTTCTAGTAAATAAACATCTTTAAGAAGTCTTTTTTTTGTCCACATTGTAGTATCAGGACAATATTTTTTTACAGGTATTGGCATCTGTAGGTTATTAAGCCAATATAAAAAGTTTCCTTTTGGGTCATTAACAAAGTATAATTTAATTACATCTTTATCTAATGACATCAAGGCATCATACTTGTCTTTCTCAAGCATTTTCTGTTCGTAGTAGGTTTTACGGAACTTCATTTCAATAACGCAGTCTTTTCCCTTTGGTGTTTTACCGATTGCATCGTATCTAGTGAAACCATCACCACACCATTCTAAATCCCATCCATCTAGGTTAAGCAGGAATACAACTGCCTTTTCCCACTTGTTAATCTTTTTTAATCCCATTGTCCCAAATGATATTCAAGTCTTTAATCCATTGAACTATTGTTTTTGGGTTACAAGTACAGGGTTTATAAAATCTATGCTTGTGGTACTTTGCGTGGAGTTGGCAAACCAATTCAAATTCTTCAGGGGATAGGTGCTGCTTCTTACCCATTCTGAACTTTCTCCAATCACTTCTATCTTCTTTTTCAAATTTTACCATCTTTTAATTTTTATATTGTTTAGACTTTCACGTCTTTTATCACAGTTGCATTTTGTTCCTCTGTAAGTATGGTATTTTTCTACAAGGTATTTTATCCCTGTATATTTTGTAATGTAATAAATAAAGTCCCCTAGTTTCATATTAAAATTTATTTAATTTATTAATTGGTAATACAGTAGCATTAGCTTTTATAAATTTAAACTTACCAAAATCTTTTCCTTTTGAAACAAATTCTCCATTTTTAAAAAAATCGGAACAAGAGCACCACCCAAGAATCCAAGCCTTACTATAATCATTTAATATTCTTAAAAAAATATAATAATCAGCTTGTTGTTTATGTATTCCATCAATTTTGTGAGAATTTACTGTACATAGATAATTTTCTAATGGTTTAAATTTACAACTAATAGTTTTAACTTCTAATTTTTTTTGTTTATTTGATAGTAAATCAAAGTCAAATCCATCAACATCTTTTTTAATGTTTAAAAATTTCATTATAATTCTTTCTCCAATATAACCTTCTAATATTCTTTTATTTTCAAAACCAAATTTACTAGGATTATTATTTTTAGATATATTATTATTATCAAATTTCTCAGATGCATAATCAACTATATTTTTTTCTATTATATATTCAATCATATCAATTTTTTTAGTTTTGCTTTTACCTTTCTGTATGTGTTATAAAGTGAAAAATATTCTATGAATGAGTTTCTTGAAAAGTCTGCTATGCTTTCACCCTCATTTATTATTTCAAACACTTTTCTGTCATACCAAAACATAGTATTTAATTCTGCTTTGATTTTATCGTAGGCTTTGTCATAATCAACATCACAATCTAATTTTGAGTAATTAGTGTCTTCAATATTAATCATTGTAATATTTTTGCCTTTTCTTTTTAAATCTATAAACAAAGTTTTTAAGACTTTGTAAATATAGTAGTAGTTAATATCATTATCGTAATAAATGATGTCTAAGCCATTTTCTATCTTAGGTAGTACTTTTATATACATTTCCTGTACAATGTCCTCAGCTATTGCTTTATCACATCCAAAAGAACTAACAACGTCAATCCACGTCTTATGCTTTTTAGCTAGTAATAATATAACTTCTTTATTTGACATTATTTCAATGGGTCGTATAGGTTTTCTACTATTTGTGGTAATCCAAAATCATTAACTTCAAAACTGAAAGTATCAAAAGAATATCCTCTAGACCTACCACACTTTACAGTAACCCAATCTTTATTCACAGTATTGGCTTCTAGTTGTATTACAGTTTCTGCTTTCTTTTCTAAGAAACTACCTAGATGCCCTGTACCTAGTTTTGAACTACCAAAGTTTTGATGTATAACGTTTATAATATGGCATTTGTAGATTGATGACCATTCCATTAATTTCTGAACTAATTGATTGCTTTCAGAAATATTATTAGCATCAGAACATAAGTCTGCAATTCCATCAATAATTAATAAAGATGGTGTTTTAATTTTTTCTTTTAAGTAGTAATCTATAAATTCAATTCTCATTTTATAGTCTATTGACCTTAACCCAAAGGTATGATAAATTTCTGAATTAATATTTGAGTCCATTTTATGTACTCTTTCAAATACTTTTTGGCAATGCCATAGTCCCTGCTCTGTATCAATATGTATAAGGTGACCATCTTTATTTCTATGTCCTTTTATATTACCTCCGAATGTATTTTGACCACTTAAATAGCAAGATGCTAGTAGTGATATAAAAAATGTTTTCTTTGTTTTAGGTGGTGCAGTAACTACTGATAGATTGCCAAATGTTCCAATAGGAATAGGTACTATTAAATCCCCCTCAACTTTATTAGACTTTACTACCTTTTCGCCATATGATAAAGCAACAGGAGGATAATCTATTTTTTCTTTTGAATTTACAAAGCAGTCTTGTTCTATAAACTGCATTAGCATATTGTGTTCTGTTTGTTTTTCTGTCATTTATATTCCCTTAAAGTTATAACTATTTTATAAATATATAAAAAAAAAGGTATAGATAATAAAACCTATACCCTTTTTATTAAAATTGGTTATTTTTAGAATGGTAAGTCTGCATCTGCAGTTGCTTCAACTTTAGCTTCTTCTTTTTCTGCTAAAGTAATATTTCCATCAGTCCAAACTACTTTTCCATTTCCTAAGTAATTCTTTTGAACTTTTGCATCTCGTTCTTCTTTGGTTTGGCTATCCATAAAAGCAACATTGTTTCCATATCTAGTTTCATCTTGAACTGATATTGTAAAGTTATAATAGACTGCTCCGTCTTTACCCATTATAAATTTTTCCTTTGGTAATTTGTCTACCCTAATAGACCCTGTAATAAGTGTACTCATAATTTATTTATTTAGTTATTAATTTCTTTGAATAATAATTTTCTTCTAATCCAAGCCGACTTTGGTAATCTTTCTTTTTTACATTCTTTTGTAATATAGTCAAAATCTTCTTCGGTTACTCTAATAGTTATAATTTTGTTCATACTAAGTCTTTATCTGTATTATAAAATTCTGCGTGTTCTCCACAATCAGAACAAATATCTGATTCCCATAATGGACTTGCTCCACAACAATTTGATTCCATACCTATTTCTTTTTAAAGTCATCTGATTCATCTTCTCCAAATAACCCTAATTCATAAAAGCCTGTCAGTTTTAATACTGCCCTGCTTAATGCTCGTTTCTCTGCCATTTCAACAACATACCAACTTTGACAATTTCCATCTTTGTAAGTAGTTCCTTTTAAAGCACTACCAAAAGTTTCACAAGTATAAATAGGCTTTAAGTCTAAAAATGCAGTAGCTTTTATTACTGCAAAATTAGGCTCACATTTAATTATTTTATAAGCAACCTTTATTTTTTCTTTAGATTGTATTTTTTCTATACCCGTCCTTGTGATTATAGTAAAAGTTTTTTTGTTATCACCAAATCCAATGTCTTTTGTAAATATATCTTCTGATGTTAATTCATACTTTAGATATAAGGCTTTTAATTTTTCTCTGTTCATTTTATCTATTTTTAAAAATTTCTTTTGATACTTCTATTTGTGCTTCTAAAAATTCTATCTTTTTTAGCAATGCTTCTATTCTAAACTCATATTCCTCTATGATTGATTTAGATGTTTCTGTTGAATAATTTATTCCCATCAGTCTAAATTTAATAAAGTTGATTTTGCTATTTCTAATCTTTTATAAATAGCCATTTGAGTAAATGCATCACCATTTAATACTGCGTGATGTAATTGTTCTTCTAAGGTTTTAATTTCCTTACTTAAAGTTGTCCTTTGTGTTACCATTTTAAATTATTTAAGTGTTTGTATTAATTTTAAAGTTTGTGCTTCAGTTAATCTTTCAAAGCAAAAAGTTTCGCAACAAGACAACCAAGTTTTAAATTCTCTTTTAACTTTTGCAAGTTTTTTATTAGTTTTAGTTCTTTTTAACTTTACAAATTCGTGAGTGTTTAGGCTTAATATAGCGACTTGGTGTATTTCCCTACCTATGCTTATTAAATGGTTTCCTGCTTTTAATGTTGTGTTTTCTGTAAGTTTCATTTTGTTCTGTTTTATTTATTAATATTAAACAAATATAAACAAAAAAGTTAATAAAAAAAAATAAAAGACAAAAAAAAGGATTA